ATAACAGCAGGTCCATCTAATCTATGGCGTTCCCCATTAATATACCAGAATTTAGTTCCATCTGCCAATTCAACAGCCGGTCCATCAACCCGATGGAGTTTACCATTAAGGAACCATTCTTTATATCCATTAAACCATTCAATAGCCGGACCATCTAATCTATGTAGTTCTCCGTTCATGTACCAGTGCTTTGATTGATCTGCGTCTTCAATTGCTGGACCATCAGTTCTATGTCGTTCTCCGTTCATGTACCAGTGCTTTGATCCATCTGCGTCTTCAACAGCTGGACCATCAGTTCTATGTCGTTTTCCGTTCATGTACCAGTGCTTTGATCCATCGTATTCAATAGCCGGACCATCTAATCTATGTAGTTCTCCGTTCATGTACCAGTGCTTTGCTCCATCTGCGTATTCAATTGCTGGACCTTCAGTTCTATGTCGTTTTCCGTTCATGTACCATTCTTTTGATTGATCTGCGTCTTCAACAGCTGGACCATCTTCCCGATGAAGTTCTCCATTAATCCACCAGACCTTAGTTCCATCTGCCTTTTCAATAGCCGGTCCATCTACTCTATGGCGTTTTCCATTAATCCACCAGACCTTAGACCCATCTGAGTTTTCAACTGCCGGTCCATCTTCTCTGTGGAGTTCTCCATTAAGATACCATACTTTAGTTTCATCTGAGTATTCAATAGCCGGTCCATCGGTTCTATGCCGTTTCCCATTAATATACCAGAATTTAGTTCCATCTGCGTCTTCAATAGCTGGACCATCAGTTCTATGTAGTTTTCCGTTCATGTACCAGTGCTTTGATCCATCGTATTCAATAGCCGGACCATCTTCTCGGTGAAGTCGATCATTAAGCCAGAAAGCTTTAGTTCCGTCTTTTTCGATTATTATTTCTGGTTTCATATTATGCCCATGTTAGTCGTTTACTTCATTAGTTACATCTTTGCCGTTAATCCACCATTCCTTAGAACCATCTGCGGATTCAACAGCCGGTCCATCTACTCTATGAAGTTCTTCGTTCTTGTACCAACGTCTTGTTCCGTCTGCGTCTATTTCTGGATTCATTCGGTGATTTCCATTCAAGCGTTTATATACTATATTATAGCACAGATTTAGAAGTTGTCAAGTTTTTGATTTACATTTGTTTCCGTGGAACCGTGGGTAGACATTCACGGCTATATCACGATGACAGTGAGGACAATGCTTCTTAACTCGTTTAGAACCTCTAACTGCATCTGCTTTCTTTTTAATTGTTTCTGCTGATTGCTTCCGCCCAGTAGCTTTGATTGATTGCTTCCGCTTAGTTTCATCAGTGTGGTTCTTTCCAAACATAGCATTTTTCTCACCGGACTTAGCTTCAGATAAATTAGCAATATGTTCTTTAGAAAATGGCTTTCGCTTCACACCAAGTTTTGATGCTGATACTTTAGCACGTTGTTCTTCAGTCAGCTTCATTCCAGTCACTTTAGCTGAGTGTGCATCTTTGCGTTCATGTAACCACTTCTTTCCATAATTCGGGTTTCGGTCACCCATCATAGCGATTGATTTCAGCTTACTATGTTTTGTCTTTAATTGTTCATACATGCGTGAGTTTACTTTATACCGCTCTTGATTGTCATTTTCAGCCCACATCATAAATCCGAGTGCGTTCATCATTTTCCACTCATCTTTGCCTTGAACCATCTTAGTTAATAGCCAATGGCATATGAAGTGTTCACGAGGAGTTAATACAGCAAGATTTTCTGCTTCGTTTCCACCACCTAGTGATTTAGGTATGATGTGGTGTGTCTCTGTAACAATATCGTCACCTAATGTTCTTGTCATAGCTCTATCGATAATGCTATAATATACTTGAGTTTTGTAATTTTGAATAAACATCCGTATCCTTATCTACGTTTATTTATCCTTATTATAACATAACTAATATAAATTGTCGAGTCAAGAAAAAGCCCAGGAAATTAATCCCGGGCTTTTAACTTGTTTTACCTAAGTAAAATCAGTTCATAACATATAATTCTATTAAGAGAACGATACGTTTGCAACGGAAATTTCTCCGAGATAATCGCCTGCATTGCCGAATGAAGATGCAGTATTCGTGAGCTCCACGTATCCATACCTTGTCATGAATGACGCTGTTGGTTCGAATGTCGTAGGATCCAACACTGTACCTGAGCTCATTAGTGGAACGTATGGGCAGTAGAACGCAGCCGCATCAGCTTCTGATGAACCTTTGTAACCAACAAGAACGGATGAACCGTTTGCTGCATATGTATCAACATAAATTTTCATTGTGCTGTTCAAAGTACCAACGAACTTGTTGTTTGTTGGACCTTCGAAAGTACCTTCTGTTGTACGAGCAAAAGAAGATGTGCTCGCGCTTTGTAGAACTGTAAGCATTTCTGGAGAAACAACAGCCCAGTTACCAAGACCACGACGTGTACGTTGACCAATCAAGTTCGCAGTACGGTTAACGAGAACAGCCAAAGCCGCGTGTTCATCACCAACGTATGTAGCAGTACCTGAAACAGCCGCTTGGTTGTAAGCAAACTCAGTTGCTGCCAACGCGCGAAGTGAACCAAGAATTTCTTGATCAATTTCAGTTGTAATTTCTTGAGCCAATGCTGCCATTACTTCTGCTTCAACATCGATACCATGCATTGATTGAGCATCTTGTGCCGCTTCAAATGTCCAACGTGCTGAAAGCTTACGAATTTTAGCTTCAACAGGTTGTTTCATGATTTGGATGTTCATTGCTTGACCAGGATCGCCTTCTAACGTAGCAGTGTTACCAGCTTTACCAGTACCAGCGGCTGAAGTAGTATCAGCACCAGAGTATGCAGTAGCAACTTTGAATGGGCTCAATGCTTCTCCACCAGCTACTGTATTTGTGCCAAGATCGCCTGCGCCTGTTGATGTAACAGAGTCAGCATAACGAACACGAAGTGTGTGGATTTGACCAACTGGACCTTGCATTGGTTGAACACCAATAAGTTCGTTAGCAATAACAGTTGGCATAACACGACGGATAACTGGCAAAATAACACGGTTAAGTGTAGCCACGTTGCCCATTGCTGTTCCGCCAGCCGTAGCTGCTTCGTTCAAGTGTTGTTTAGTATTTTCAAGAACAGCCGCCATTGATGTGCGTTTTGTTCCTTCTAGACCTTCTAGAAGAGCTTCTTTAGTTTCGCTCCAACGGCCTTCTAATAGTGGTTGTGACATTTTTGTCTCCTAATTTAATCTATTATAGTCCAGCTAATTTTCTAATATCATTAAGTTCAATGACATCAGATTTAACTGGGTTTGTTTTTTTATTTCCTGTCTTAGCTTTACGAGTCTCAGTAACCATACGTTTTTTCCCTGAAGGGCGTTTAGTTGTATTTGATTCATTAAGTAAGGCAGGTAGATATTTTTCGAATGCGTTTTTAAGTCTACCAGTTTCAACTGATTCTAATAAACTCTTCATTGCACTTGCTTTTTCACGATTTAGTGGGCGTAGTAGTTCTTGCATAACTGCATCGCGTTTGATGCGGTCGTTAACATTGCGTAACTGTGATTCTTTACTTTCCACAAGACGTGATGCCTTGCGAACAGAATGTGTAGCTTCGTCAAGTTTTCTAGCTTGAGTGGCAACAATTTTCTCTAACTTCTTAATCTCAACGTTAGTGTTAAGATGCGAAGCACTATAAGCAGATGAGAACGCTTCAAAGATTGTACGACCGAAATCGTTTTCTTTAGATGCAGTAATATCTTCTTTTAGTTGAGTAATTTCTTTAGTTAAGCGGCGGTCAACAGTAGCTTCAACAAGTTTAGCTGATCGTGTAATGAATGATTTTTGAAGTTCACCCATTTTCTTCTTCGCTTCTTGAACAAGATTAACTTTTGTTTCCACAAGAGCTTTCTTGTCAGTTTGGAAGTCTTCGATTTCTTCAGCTAACGATTTAACCATAAAGTCTTCAAGTTTATTAACTGCTTCAGCTTGGATCTTACGATCTGCACGAACTTCTTTGATTTCTTCAGCTAGTTTTTCAACCATGAATTTATCAAAGCGGTCCGCCGCTTCAGCCATTTTTGTGTTAAACTTGACACGATCTTCAGCTAATGCTTTCTTTTCAGAAACAATTTGCGTTAGTTCGTCNGNAAGACTTTCTGTTACCATGTTATCAAGAGCTTCTACCATCACTGTTTTATCATGTTCATAACGTTGGGCAAATTCCTCACGGAGTTCAGCCTTGTTAGTCGCGGCGACTTCGTTAATTTTATTATCCCATGCTTCCTGAATTTCAGCACGAGTTTCTTCGTTAACTAAATCACTTTCTAGTAGTGGTTTTAATGCGTCGAGCATCATTTACTCTCCTTTTACCTTAGTTTTAGGTCATTTATTAAACGAACCACTTCGTTTTTTAGATATTTTTGTACTCGTGGATCTGATCCGGCTTCTCTTGCCATATCGAATACATTATGCCCGTTTCTCATGTTAATGAGTCCCTCATATATTGCNGTAGGGTAAGCATTCGGTGCGCTGGGTTGAGCGACAACGTCAACTGTGACAATTTCGAATTCTGAGACCTGACCTGAACCTTCGTTCACGTTACCAGAGCCTCTACTTGATACACCCAATTTTACTCCCGCCTCCGTCATTGTTTGGACTAACTTGCCCATTGGAGTTGGAAGAATCTTCAATTTACCATAACCGTTTGAACCTTCCATCCACATACTTTCAATCATATGGGATACACGGTCCAAATTAACTTGTAGGTCATCCGGATGATCTACTTCACCTAAAACTGATTCGCCATTCTTAAGGCGTTCAGTAATTTGTGTTACAGCGTTGTTAATTTCATTTACCGGATATACTCGTTTATTAGCATTTTCAACGCCGCCTTGGATACATACACCTTTCATATACATGTCTTTGCCACCATTAGTTGATTCAACAATCATCTCAGCTTGACTAAATGTAAGGGTTTCCTTTAAATAACTCATAATTAAATCTCCGTTAACTTACAAAAGGATGACTTCACATAAAGTACTTTGCCTTCACTGAAAGATTCAGCGACGAATTTAACCAATGAAGGCAAAGTATCTTTATTATAAGAAGTCATATTATTTCCTCGTTATTAAGGAGCTTACTTACGGCTCTTTGCTACAGGACTCTTTGAGTCTGCGCCTTTTTCTTTAGTTGTTGGCTTAGGTGCAGCTGTCTTTGGGCCTTTACCTAATTTTTTGCCTACTTTATCTGGGCTCATGCCGTCTCCGAATGAACCTGATGAAACAGCGGATGCGCCTTTTTCATCACCTGTGTTCAATTTAATTGAACCTTTACCAGATTTAGCAACCGGGCTTTTACCAGCATCTTGTACTGATGTTCCGCCTTTGCCAACTTCTTGTGAGCCGGTCGGTGCAGTTACTTTTTCGGTGTATTCACGAACATATTCAGCTGATTCTTCAAATTCGTCTTCTTCAGCCTCATCTTCGTCTTCGTCTTCGTCACCAAAATCGTCTTCACCTTCGTCGTCGCTGAATTCCATACCTAGGTCTTCTTCGCCTTCTTCGTCGTCACCATATTCGCCACCATCAACGATTTCGCTAAATTTAGCTTCTAGTTCGTCCATAGCGTCTTCTAGGTCAACAACGCGGTCTTCCATGTCATCTTCGCCACCCATTTCACCAAGGCTTTCGACCCCAGCTTCGTCAGCTTCGATATCAGTTTGGAAATCTTCAATAGGCAGTTCATCACCGAACTCGTCATCAAAGCCTTCGTCTAGTTCATCAGTATCATCAAGATCTTCGTCTGATGATTCGTCAATAGCGTCTTCCGCTTCGTCTAATTCTTCTTCGTCAAGTAGGTTTTCATAGATGCCACGAGACTTCTCAACGCAAAGATCGTGAAATAATTCACGCGCCTTCGTCATGTCTTCGTTGACAACATATTCAATTAGTTTTTCAAATTTACTCATGATAATATTATCTCCTCTGAGGTGTGTTACTTCTTATAAGAGTATTTACCTTAAAGGAATTAATATACGTGTATAATACACTTTTTTTTGTGATTTTTAAAGAATTTACATACCATCGTCAGATGGGTTTTTATATTGCGCCTGAATTTCACGGATTTTTTGCTCACGTTCGACCGAACGAGCATCGTTCATAATACGAAGCTTATTGATATGACTCAACGTTAACCGTGTTTTTCTAGTGTCAGACTTCTGTGCTCGTGACTCGTCCTCTTCTTCAGAACGGTAATCTTTAGTTTCGTCTGGCTGGCTAAAAAATTCAGTTAATAGCATAAGTAATCCTTTTCTTTTATTTAGCTTAGACGTCTAAATCAAGGTCACTGTCGCCGCCATCGCCCATTTCATCTAAGCTTTCATCGCCTTCAAAATCAGGGTTGTCAGGCTCAGCCATATCCATATCAGCTTCAAAACCACCCGGACTCATACCAACAGAGCGCATCGAATCACCAGTTATAGGCAATGCTTCCGATTCTACATTCTCTTCACGCCACATTTCATCATTTTCTTGTAGTTCTTCTTCAGATAATCCAAGATAGCGTTTCATCAGGAATCGTGTCGAAAAGTGCTTATCATCTTTCAACTGAGCATACGTGCTGATGCGGTTCGTATCTTGCTCGACTTGGCGATACGAGGCGAAGTTTTGTGGTGAATTGAATCGTAGTGAAAAAATACCACTATCAATGTTTAGACCACGCATATTCAAGAACATTTTGAATTCAGTATCAAAACTCGGGGCAATCGCTCGCTGCAAACGTTCACAGAAATCGTTGAACGTTTTCTCTTGGATTAAAGCAGTGCCCATTCTACCGTCATTGTATGTTTGAGTGCCATCATCTGGTCCTGATGGAAGATATGACGATGGGATACGCAATGCTCTGAGCATTTT